TATCAAATGGATCTCTTGTTAACGAATTAATAGCTTTAGATGCAAATGGATCTAGACTTTTATTAAATAATAACAATGAAAAATTATTATCTGGTAGGTCAATCATACTTAACACAAGTATGTCATTATCACAAATCTTAAATGTACCAGTTTCTTCAATGGTTAACTCAAGTGTTCCAATAACCATAAAGATGAAAACTGCATTTATTAAAGATGAAATTGTACCTCCTGTAGTTGACAATCAAGTAACTTCTAAGTGGACCAACAATATCAGTATTATGACACCATGGTCTAATAACATCAATTTAACAATACCTTGGGTTTAAGATAGGAATAACATGTCAGTACCTTATATTTTTGCACCTAGAACAACTACTATACCACTCTTAGAACTTGACTTAAATTTTACAAGTTTAAGTGATGAAATTACTGCATTACAGACATCAGTATCAAATAATTTTCCAACAAAAACTGGTGTTGGTGCTTCTGGTAATTGGTCAATCAATGCTGCAACTGCTACTAAAGCAACAGATGTTGCTGGTGGTGCTGCTGGTCAAGTATTATACCAAGTTGGTATTAATGATACAGCCTTTACTGGAACAGGTACTACTGGTCAATTCTTGATGAGTAACGGCGCAGCTGCTCCTACTTGGGCAACAGTAGATATGTCTGCTAAACTAAATCTTACAGGTGGTACACTAACTGGTAACTTAGATTTAAGTGCTGGAAATGTGACAGTTGCTGCAGGGTCAATAAATGTAAACACTGGAAATATTACTGTAGCTGTAGGTTCAGTAACATCAGCAAAATTTAAAACTACTACTTGGGAAATAAGTGAAGTAGGTGGCACACTATTCTTCAAAAGCAATGGTGTCAATAAAGCAAAATTAGAAAGCAACGGAACATTAACTGTCACTGGTGATATTGTTGCTTACGGAACAGTATAATGACAATAAAATCTAGTGGTTCATTATCAATGAGTGAGATTCTTGCCGAATTTGGTAATGATCTACCTCCTCATTTGCAATCATACTATAGATCGGGTAATAGAGTACCTGATGTAGTTAATAATTCTGCAATACCGACTTCTGGTACTATTAGATTTAGTAATTTTTATAATGCAATGTATGAATACCCAGCATGTGTATTCTATAGAAATCGTGGAACATTGACATACACAGTTCCTACTGGAGTAACAGAATTATCAGTAATAGTAATAGGTGGTGGCGGCTCTGGATCCAGAGGTGGTTATGATAACGGGGATAATGGTGTTGCAGGTATGCCGGGTGATACTGTTCAAACAACCGTTACAGTTTCACCGGGACAAATATTATCAGTAACAGTTGGTGCGGGTGGTGCTGGTGGATTAGGACCAGGTTTAGCCGGCAATTCATCAAGTATTACAGGTACGGGTGTTTCAGTAATAGGTGCCGGTGCTGCAGCAATCAATACATGGAATGCACCCGGTAGTGGTTCTGGAAAATGGTATGTAAGTAAAGCAACAAATAATGTAACCACAGATAGGACAGTTGCTAATTCTGGATATACTACAATATTTGGTACACCTACTGGTGGTGAATCATTAAGCAATGTTAGCCAGACTACTTGGTATGATCCTAGTAATGGTGAAGGTGGGTCATGGGTTACAACTTATACTGGTGGTAATGGATCGCCCGGTATATATGGTGGCGGTGGTGGCGGTGGACATGGTGCTAGAGATGGATTCTCTGACAATGAGGGTGCCGGTGGATCAGGCGGTGATGGATTCATTAGAATATGTCCTAAAGTCTCTAAAACTTATAATATTGCAGGAACATATACATTTAAAGTCCCAGCTGATGTTACATCATTATCAATAGCAACAATAGGTGGCGGTGGCGGTGGCCAAACAGGTAATGGTAACTATGGTGGTATTGGTGGTGCAGGTGCAGGTGGTGCTGCCGCAGTTGGATCCACTACAACAGTTGCTGTAACTCCCGGTCAAGTACTCACTGTAACAGTCGGTGCTGGGGGTGTCGGCGGGGGTGGTAGTGGAGCATGGGGTACGTCTCCTGATGGTGCTGCTGGTACTAATGGTGGTAATACAACAGTAACAGGACAGGGTATAACTATTACTTCGGCTGGTGCAGTCGGTGGTTATAAAGCATCTGGTTCTGGTGTATATACAGATGCAACAGGATCAAATAACCAAAATGGTTCTTGGAGTGATGGTTATACTGGAGCTTCTGCAAATACATCAGCATTATTTGGTATTACATCTACTGGTGGTGCTGGTGGTGTACAATATGCGGCAGGTGGTACTGGTGGTCCTGGGTCTGGTGGCGGTGGTGGATCTGCTTCTAACTATAGTCCAAATGATTATGGTACTACTGGTGGTAATGGTGGCGACGGTATAGTAAAAATTACCTGGGTGTAATAAATAGTACAAAGATTACTTAAGGAATTAACATGGCAACAAAATCAGCCGTATACTCAGGTTTCAGTTCTTCTATTATTGAGACATTCATAGATTCTATTGCTGCAGCAAATACTTCTGGTATTGGTCTAGACTACAAGAACTCATTATACTTAGCATTTGGTGGTACAACAGCACCGCCAACTACAGTTGTTGATACTCTAAATTCTAGAGTTTCAGACTTGAACGACGTCATTATGATGAAAAGACTGTCTACAACAGACATGTTCTACTCAGCTAAGACAATCAAGTGGACTTCAGGTAAAGTCTATGGTGAATGGACAGCTTCTGCCGACCAAACTGTAAACCTTGCTACAAATGATTCTACAAAGTCACACTATGTTATTAATAGCTCCAATGAATTATTCATTTGTGTTGCAACTGGTCGTAATGCTTTAACTTATGTGGATTTAGTACCTTCTACTGTTGAACCTTCTACAAGAAACTCTAGCGGTTCACCTGTGTACAATAACTTTGCTGACCTTTATAAGACTACAGATGGTTACCTGTGGTTATATGTTACAACTCTTGCTCAATCTCCAGACAGTACTGGTTTGTTCAAAGTACCACAGAATAAGTCAATTAATCTATACCCAGGTGCAATCTTTAATCTAAGTATCATTAATGGTGGTTCTGGTCAGACTTCATGTACTATTACTGTTGTTGGTGACGGTACAGGTGCTTCCTTTACTCCAGTACTTAACAACGGTGTATTGATTGGTATTACATGTGTAAATCCAGGTTCTGGTTACTCTTATGCAGATGTTGTAGTTTCTAGTGTTGGTGGTACAGCCGCTGTTGTTACAGCTACTCCTACTCCGATTTGGGGTCTAGGTGCTAAGATGGAAAAGGATTTGTTTGCTAATACTTTGACTATCAGCACAACTCTTTCAAAGGGTGATGTTAAGAGTTCATCAAATGTTGATCTATTCCCAGATACAGGTGTCCTTAATCCTATTCAGTATTATAAGACACTTCTAGTATTCAATCCTACTGATTCTGCTGGAAATGTTCTAACAGATAATTATATTGATGCTACTCAAACATTAACTCTTGGTACTGCACTAACTTCTACTTTTGGTGCTGATATTTCATCTGGTTCAACTAGCTCTATTGCAAACCTAACAAGTTATGGTAAGGTTGCATTTAGACAATCTGATACAGTTGTTAAGGTTATTCAACCAAGAAATTCAACAATCGGCAAGAACAATACAAAGTTCGTTAACGGTTCTTACATTACAACTTCAGGTAATCTGATTAATACAGTGTCTTCTGCTTCATCATGGACAAGAAAGGGTATTGTACTCTTTGCTAACTATTCCGACACTGTTGCATCAATCAATAACGTAAGTACTACTGTATTATTCCATATATCTTTCTAATTAAATAATACATACAAGATAACACAATAGGATAGCAATGATTAATTTTTCAATCAATCCATACAATGATGACTTCGACGAAAGTAAGAATTTTGCAAAGATTCTCTTTCAACCTGAAGTACCTATTCAAGCTCGTGAGTTAACTCAGATTCAATCTATTCTACAGAATCAGATTAAGTATCAAGGTAATCACATTTTCAAGAATGGTACAGTAGTAAGTCCAGGTTACTCATTCTTTGATAATACTGTCCATTGTGTTACATTCAATGACTCTAACTTTGATGTTTCAGACAAAATTGGTTATCAAGTTATTGGTAATACATCAAATGCTAGTGCAATCATTTTAGCAAAAGTCGCTAATGGTTCAGCAATTGTTAAATTTACCACTGGTAATAAATTTACACTTAGCTCTGAACAAGTACTTGTAGTTAATAGCAACAATGTTTCTGTTAGCAATACACTAAATGTTACAACAATTACTCCTGCTTCTATCGTATCTATCGATGATGGTGTTTACTATATTAATGGTTATTTTGTAAGAGTAAATGCACATAAGTTTGTTCTAAGTTCAACATCAGCTACACCTACGTGCAATATTGGTTTGGAAGTTAAAGAATCCATTATTACATGCAATGACGATGCTACATTATATGACAACAGTCAGGGTTTCCCTAATGTTCGTTCACCAGGTGCTGACCGTTATAAATTATCCCTAACTCTAAGCAGTAGAGACTTTAATTATACAGAAACATTAATCGATACTGAAATTTCATTTGTTCAATTAATGAAAGTTAAAGATGGCGTTGTACAGAAGAATTATCAAGATACACAATACTCTGAATTAGCTAAAGCACTAGCTCGTAGAACGTATGATGAATCTGGTGACTACATTGTTGCAGAATTCCCTATCACTATAGGTGAATACTATAACAACAATCTAGGACAATACTCAGGTTTAACAACATACAAAGTTGGTGATATTGTTTATTATCCAACCACTGGTCTATACTATAAGAAATTAGTAGAAGCTGCTGGTGCACCTGGTACTGTGTCTGGTGCTCCATGGGCTTATTCAAATGGTTGGCAGAGTGTCTATATTGCTAAGTATAACGGCGGTATTGATAGTGTTGCAGGTAATTACAATAACCTAGTGGCACGTATTGGTTCAGGTAAGGCATACATTAAGGGCTTTGAAGTAGCACCTATGCCTAATAACATCAAGATTGCTCCTGCTGATACAAAAGCACTTATAACAAAGAATGCTTTCCAAGCATCTATGGGAACATCTTTGGAAGTTGCAACTGTTACAAATCTAAGTGCTGGAAGTTTACCATATGCTGGTTCTTTGATCAAAGACCTATCAGGTGCAACAATCGGTACCTGTGTAATTAAGTCTTTTGAACAAAAAGATGCATCCACAAGTCTAGTGTATGTTGAACGTGTAGTAATGAACTCTGGTAAGGATATCAATCTTGCCAAGACTATTGCTAATGGTTCAGTAGTGGTAACACTAAAGAATAGTTCTTATGCACTAGCAGGTTCATTAACTGGAACAAGTGCAACAGATACACTAATCGGTACCGGTACTCAATTCTTACAAGACCTAAAGCCAGGTTATTACATTCAGCCAGCTGGTAGTACTGATGTATATACAGTGTTGTCTATTCAATCAAACACTGCTCTAAAGCTAACATCTAATCTAGTAGCTACTGTTAATGCAGCAACATTCAATGTAATTACTCCTACTGTTAAGTACGGTAATTCTGCTATCATCAAATTAGATGACTACGTATCAGACATCGTTTCTGCTGATACCTCATTCTACATGAATGAAGTTGTTACAAAGAACTCTAATTCTACCGGTAATGAAATTCTACTATCTACAGAAATTGGTTCTAAGATTGTAGATACTTCCTCATTTATGGTAATGACATCTTCTACAGGTGTTATACAACTTGTTACTTATGATTCTATCAATAAGAAAGTAACAGGTGCAGGTATTGTTAACTCTACTGCATACACTGTATTATTCAGAAGCATTAATACTTCTTCTACATCTGTAAAGACAAAGACTCTTGCTACTAAGGATCTAGTAATTACTTCTGCGGCTGGTTATGATTACCCTAGCACACTACTAAGTAATAATGCTAACTTTACTTTCAGCAATACAACTATTCAGCTACCTGTTACTGATGCTGTAAGACTAGTTCGTGTTTATATGTCTAGCCAGACTGGTTCATATAACCATACAGATGCTGTTGATATTACTGATAGATATTCTCTAATCAATGGTCAGACTTCAGATTATTACGGTCCAGCTAGCATCGTTCTTAATTCTGGTGCAACACCACCATCTAAACCTATTCGTGTAGTTGTTGAATACTATACTCACGGTGCTGGTAATTTCTTCTGTATCAATTCTTATACAGGTCACTCTTTCAAAGATATCCCATCATTCGGAAATATCCAACTTAGAGATGCTATTGACTTTAGAGGTTCTGCTACATTCGGTGGTGACAACTATACATGGTTTACTCCAACCACTCAGACAATCTCCAAAGACAAACCAGTCCTTGTTACTTACAATAAGTATCTACCAAGAAAAGATGTGCTAGTTCTTGGTCCTGATGGTGTATTCGGTCTAGTCAATGGAATTCCAGAGGCTGTACCTTCTGCTCCAATTACACCAGAAAATGTACTTGACATTGCAACAATTACTGTACTTCCATATGATAATTTTGGTGATAATATCAGATGGTCATATGTAAGAGCCGAACATAAAGGATACACAATGGCAGAAATCGGTGCTCTAGAAAAGCGCATCGAAAATGTAGAATACTACGTAGCACTAAATGCTCTACAGAAAAATACTGTCGACATGAAAATCTATGATGAAAATGGCTTGGAAAGATACAAGAATGGTTTTGCTGTAGATGATTTTAGATCCACAACACTTTCTGATATCTACAATCAAGAATATAAAGCATCATTAGACCTAGTAAGTGGCATCTGTGAAGTACCAAAGACTGCCATGGCAGTGGCCTTAGGCGAATCCTCTGGTGTGCGTTCAGGATATAGAGTAACAGGTGGACAAGCAACTGTTCCTTACTCTTCTGTTCCATATCTAATCCAAGATGCTGCTACTCAAGTAACCAACGTTAATCCATTTGCAGCAGTGTCCTTTAATGGTCTAATGCAACTATTCCCAGCTGTTGATAATTGGACAGACATTGTTAATAATCTATCGACCTCTACTGTTGCAGGTATTGTAACTAACCTCAATAGATGGGTGTGGGATGGTGGTAATGGAAGTACAACTACTGAATCTTCTACTAGAACTGTTACAGTAAGCGATACAACAAAAACTGTTACAACAACAATAGAAAAAATGAGAGCCAGGTCTGTTGTTCTACAGACAAGTGGGTTAGCTCCTAATACTACAATGTATGCATTCATGGATGGGGAAAACATTTCTTCCATGATTACTCCATGTTCTGTACTAAGAATGTCTGGAGTATCAGGTACATTTAATACATATTTTGATGGTATTCAGAATAACAACCAAGCTGCTCGTGTTAATAGTTCAGTTGGTTTGTATGACGTATTCAACCGCGGTGATGTTATCGAATTTACAAGAAATTCTGATAATGTTGTACTAGCAACTGCAGTGATTATCGATTATTCCTCACAGGTTTCCTCTTCTAACCAAATTGAAAAGGTTGCAAGAATTGGTAACTTGAAGTGGAAGGTCGGCACAAGTTTCGGTACTGCTGTAATAACAGTTAAGGCTCAACCAAGTGGTGCTACTGCAACATTCGTTTCTCTAACAACAGAATCATCACTAAAGACAAACAGTATGGGTATGTTTGTTGGTATCTTTAATGTACCAGCAAATAGATTTAATGCTGGTACAAAGACTATTAGATTTACAGATAGTTCAATCGATGACCAGTTAGTATTCTTTAGTAGATCAGCAGGTAACTATGTTGCAAACGGTACACTAATTACAAACAATAGAAATGTAGTTACTAGAACTGATACAACAAATATAACAACAATTCACCTTACCGTTCCAGAAAGTTCAGACCCATTGGCACAATCTTTTGTTGTTACCAATGCTGAAGGTATCATGGCTACTTCTGTTGACCTTTTCTTTAAGAGAAAACCATCCAACGAAAATGATACAATAACATGTCAGATTTGTGAAATGCAGAATGGATATCCAACAAGAAATATTGTTGGTTCTGTAACGCTACCACCTTCAGCTGTATTGATTAGTAATAATGCATCACTAGCTACTACATTCAAGTTCACAAATCTTCTAAGATTGGAACCAAATACTGAGTACTGTATCAAGGTATTGGCTAATACAATCAACTATGAAATTTGGATTGCTGAACTAGGTAAAGTTAGAGTAGATAGACCGGTTGTTGTTTCTGAACAGCCAGCAACAGGTTCACTATTCAAGTCACAGAATAACTCTACTTGGTCTGCAGAACAACTTCAGGATCTAAAATTCACTATCAATAGAGCAGATTTCGTTACTAATACTAACGGACTTATCAAGCTCGAAAATCGCTTTGATGGTGGTTCTATTACAACAGAAACTACTTTCGTTAATTCTACATTTGTTTCTCCTCTACCTGCTATTAAACTTGTTGGTAATCCAGTAAAAACAACAGCTGGTACAACAAAAGTTATTGTTAAACATCACGGTCACGGTAGAAAAGTTGGTCATAAGATTCGCTTTAGACATTGGAAAGGTATTACATATCATCCAACATTTATAGCTGACACCGGATTTACTGTTGCTTCTGTTGTAGATGATGATACATACATTATTAATACAACTAGCACTGCTTCTGTTACTGAAGACATATTGGGTAATGAAACTTATATTGAGCAAGCATCTAGATATGAGGCTGCAACATTCAATGTAGTCCCTAAACTATTCAACGGATGTAATGCTAGTGTAAAACTTAAGACTGTTGAATCTGGTACTTCTGTAAATGCAGGTGAAACAATCGTTTCTGGTAATACATATTACTTCAACTCTAGTAGATGGTTACTTGCTTCTGATGTAATTAACTCATCTTCTATTAATGCAGAAATAACAATTTCTACAACAAATAGTTATGTATCACCAGTTGTAGATATTTCAGCACCTTCTATTACTCTAATTACTAATAGAATCAATCAGCCTTCTGCTACAACCCATACACTAGCAGGTATTTCAGACTTGTTAGTTCCTGAGACTGATCCAGCCAATGGTTCTGCTTTGGCTAAGTATGTAACTATTCCTATCAATCTAAGTAATGTATCTCAGTCTTTAAGAGTATTATTTGCTGCTATGGTTCCGGAAGCATCAAATGTTCAACTATATTACAGAACATGTGTTGGTGAATCTTCTAAACTAGCAACAAGTAACTGGATTAATGTTGATATCAGCAATCAAGTTACAAAGTCAAACGATGGTAAGTTCAAAGATGTGGAAGTTAAGTTAGACAACATTAACACTGCATTCACTTGTTATCAGATTAAACTTGTAATGCTAGGTACAAATCCAGCTACTCCTCCTAAGATCAAAGATTTTAGAAGTATCGCTCTAGCATAATGGAAATAGTAAAAAGTGATAATCCAGACTATGTGTTTGTAGCACCTGGAGTTTTACAAAACGTAAATGTTTCAGAGAGGGCTAAATATGAAGCCTCTCTGAAACAGAGCGAACGGTTGAGTAAATTAGAATCTGATATGGCAGATATTAAATACTTATTAATGAAATTGACACAGGGTAAGTAAATGGCAGTCATAAAAACTAATGTAGATCAATCAGTAGAGGATCTACTTAATAATACTAATGCAGTAAGTACTGCTGTTGGTGATCCTGCAGTGATTAATGTCGCAGGTATTAGCAACCTAGCTGATTCTGTAAATTGGCTATATCAGAATAAAGTAGGTACAGGATCTGGTGGTGCTGTTGGCACACTAATGATAGGTACTGGAGTTGCAACTCTACCTACTTGGAAGAGTCTAACCTCTTCTGATGCATCAGTATCAATTACTCAAACTGGTTCTGCTGTAGATATCAAAGCAGTAAATCAGTTGGTTAATGGTGGTGCAATTTCTAGTGTTCTTGGATCTACATACGTACAAAATGCAGATCATGCTACTCTAGCTGATAATGCAACAAAATTGACTGGTGGTACAGCCGGTGCAGTCGTTTATCAAAGTGCACAGGGAACAACCGGTTATGTTACTGGTGCAGCAGGTCAGGTGCTTCGAAGCAATGGTGCAGCTGCACCATCATGGGTAGATCAAAGCACACTAGTTGCTGGTTCTGCTAATTCTATTGCTTGGTCTAATGTTTCAGGTAAACCTACAACAGCTACCCAATTGGGTATTACAATGTCTGCCGATACCCTAATAGGTAGAGCTGATACAAGCGGTATAGCAGGTGAGATTACAATTGGTGCTGGATTATCATTAAATTCTAATACTATAAGCATTTCTGGTGGATCTAGAGTAAGACAGTATGTAATAGCTACAACTGGAGATTGGAATAAGCCAATTGGATGTACGGCTGTAGAATTTGTAATTATTGGTGCTACTGGTGGTGGTGGAGCAAGTATATACAATTGGAATACTTATAATGATTTTGGTCACATGGCACCAAATGGTGCATTGGCTTACACAAAAATAACAAATCCAAATAATAAATATAGTTTTATAATAGGAGCCGGTGGTGCTGGTGGTATTGGTGCAATAACTAGTGCACATAAAAATACAGCAGCAGATTATACTACTACTAAAGGTGGTGATTCCGGTAATACTACTATGATTGGTTATAATTTACTAAATCAAAGTATTACTTTAGTAACAGTAAATGGTGGTGCTGGCGGTATACCGGGTGGCGCGCAAGTTTGGGCAGGAGATGGCATTCATCCAAATAATTTAACATCTTCTAACGTAACAGTACTGAAGGATTACGTTCAGGATTTAAATCCTAATGGTTATTATTATTATCGCTATCAGCAAGGTCCGAGTGCAACAATAACTTGGAATGCAGCATACGGTTCAACACTAGCTAAATCTAGTATACAATCAGGTACAGCAGTAGATACTTTTACTCAGCGTACTTCCGGAAGTGCTATGGTCGATCAACGAATGACACCATCTATAATTACAGATTCTGGTATATTCTATGCCAATTCTGGAGGTGCTGGTGGATTCCATACACTTTTCGGAGTCGTCGATGTATCATTGAATAGAACAAGAACTGATGGTAGATCTGGTCAACAAGGCTTTGTAATAGTAACGGAGTATTATTAATGAAAGCAGCATTAATTAATAATGGAATAATAGAAAATATTATTGAAGTAGAAGATTTATCTGTACTTCCAGGATTGATAGAGTTTAAAGATAATATGGTTTTAGGTAAACCTGTCAATTTTGTACATAAAATATATGACAATTTAAACATTGATGGAATAAAATCTGATACTCTATTAAGAGTAAAAACTCTATTAGATGGTGTTGCAAAAGAACACGGCTATGATGACATCAATACTGCATGTTCTTATGTTGGAATTCCAAATAAGTATCAAGTAGAATCTATGTCTTTTGTTCAGTGGAGAGCTGATGTTTGGTCTAAGTATTATCAAATCATTGAGTCTGGTAATTTCT